CGCTGGAAGAGCCGCAACCGCAGCGTGCCATCAGTCAGCCCCCGATCAGAAGTAGAGCTCTACGAAGACCGCACCGGCCGAGCCGCTACCGCCCGTACGGTTGGCCAGGCCCGACGTGGTGGCCACACCCGAGCCGCCGCCGCCGTAGCCGGTGCCGTTGGTGCCGTTGGACGCCGAGCCCTGGCCGACGCCACCGGCGCCGTAGCCGCCGCCCGCGTTGCCGCCGTTGCCGCCGTTGGACGCGTTCGCGTTGGGGGCCGTGGCCGCGTCCGAGCCGCCGCCGGGGGTGGCAATCTGGCCGACACCGACGGTGCCGCCCGCGACACCGGCCACGGTGGCCGCGCCGACCGCCGCGGTGGAAGCCGCAGCCGCGCTTCCGCCGCCGCCGTTGGCCACCACGATGCCGCCGAAGCTGGACTGGCCGCCCGGGTTGCCCGCGGTCTGGTTGACGCCACCGGTTCCCGCCGCGCCGACGGTCACCGCGACGGACGCGCCGAGCGAGGACGCATCGAGTACCGACTCGCTGTAGCCGCCGCCACCGCCGCCAGCGGAACACGTGGCGTTGGCCGCGACACCGATCGACCCGCCACCGCCGCCACCGCCGCCGATCACCCGGACACGGACGCGGGTGAGACCGGGGTAGGACGCCTTCGTGAAGTTGAAGGCGCCGGGGGTCGTGAAGGACACGATCTGCTGCAGGCCCACCGAGGTCCGCTTGAACGTCAGCTCGCCGGTCGGCAGGATATCGAAGAACGTCGAATCTACGCACACGCGGGCCATGCGTCCGCCTCACTCTCGGGGTTGGTCGGGGGTTGGTGCCCGGTCCAGTCTAAGGGGTAGGCAGCAGGGCGATCAGGTTCACCAGGGTTCCTTCCGGCGCCGGGCTGCCGTCGGCAAGGCTCAGGGTCGCGACGGCGCCGCCCTCGCCCACGGCAACGCCCGCGACGACCGGGCCCGCCAGGCTGAACGCCGGTGTCGCGGTCACGACCGGGGGTGACGGGAACGCAGCGGGGAAGTCCCACCGCGCAACGCCGTCCGCGTCGCACGCGAGCACCGTTGCGGCCATCGTTGCCGCGGGTGCAACGGCCCCGCCCTCGGGCGCATCCGGCTGCGGCGCGGGCAGCACCCGCCGCGTCGCGGCCCGCGCGTTGCGCTGCGGGCCGCGCAGCACACCGGCCAGGGCGTTGCCGGGCACGCTGCGCGCTGCGCTCGTCCTGCGGCCCATCACGTCACCACCAGTTCGTCGCCGTGGGCGGCCACCTGGATCACGATGCGCTCGTGTCCGGGGTCGGCCTCGGTCCCGCCGTCCTCGGACACCTGCAGCCCGGTGATCTTCAGCCGCTGCGTGATCGTGCGACAGGTGGTGTCGCTCGTCACGTCCAGACACCAGCCGGGCACCAGGCTGTCGACTTCCACGTCTGCGCCGGGGGACAGGGTAATGTCCTGCGTGTCGATGAAGACGGGCACCGCCAGGGTGGCGCTCAGGGCGCCCTGGGCGGCCGCGTCGGCGCTCACCTGGTCCGGGATGTTCCGCTGCTCGATGTACTTCTCAAGCAGCCCGTAGTAGGCGTTCGTGCCGCCCGCGGTGCCCACCGGGTCACCGTCCTCGGTCCCGGCCACGATGGTCCGGGTGGCCAGGCTGGCGCCGTCCTCGGACACGGTCAGGCCCTGCGGCAGGTCATCGTCCGACAGCCGCCCCACCACGTCGCAGAAGAAGTCGGGCATGATCACGACGTTGTTGCCGACGGCCGTGAAGTCCAGCCCGGTGTCCGCCAGGTCCCGCAGGTGGTCGCCGGTCTGCCCGATGTTCTGGGCGTAGACGCGGCCGCCGTCGATGCCCGCCACCTGAACGACGGTGGTCGTGTGGCCGGGGTCGTCCGGTGCGAAGCCGTCGTCCACCAGGGCAGCAGCGATGCCGGTGATATCGACGCCCTGGAAGTCGAAGTCCTGGTGCGGCACCCGGCGGTCCAGCAGGCCGATGATATCGACGGCGCTGACGGTGACCGTGTCGAAGGACCAGTCCACGTTCAGCACCGGGCCCGACCACACCAGCGACGACCCGGTGGGGGTGACCCGGTAGACGTTCAGGCTGTGGCGCCAGCTGCGGATCAGGCCGAGTTCGCCGCAGCAGTCCTGGCCCGAGACCTGGATGATCACTGCTGCGGTCGAGACGTCGTTCAGCACGCGGTTCCAGGTGACCGCGGTCAGCAGCCCGGACGACGCGATCTGGTGCCCGTCCCGGTCCGTGACGGTGTAGTTGTGGGTGGCGCAACCGATCATGCTCAGTACCCCTGCCCCGAGATGGACAGATCGAAGGTGGCCGCCGGGTCGGGCGGGAACATCGGGTCGGACTCAAGGCACACGCAGTACATGGCGCACTCAAGGTTGTTGATCACGAGCGGCCCGCCGTCCGCGGTGCTGAACACGGTCGACGCGGTGCGGCAGTCGCCGCTGCAGTCGATCGTCGCCCGGCCCGTCTGGCCGTCGATCGTGATGGCGCCGCCCGCGGGGATGTAGGTGATGTAGAAGTCGTTGGCCGGGAAGCAGTCGTTCGCTTCCTTGATCTGGTCGCAGGTCTGGCTGGTACCGGTCGGCTTCTCGTAGAAGGTGATCCGGACGTTGCGCAGCTCGTCCGCCCCGGCCGAGATCGTCATGATAGGGACGTCGGTGGACCACGTCGGCCGGTTGGTCAGGTCGATCGTGTAACAGGCACTCTGGGGCGCGAGCGGCACGCAGAAGGGCGCCGTCGGGGCCGTGGGCTGCGGCGGGGTGGCGACCGGGCGCAGAGGGTCCTGGCACGCGTCGTTGGGCGAGACGCACACCGCGTGAAGGCAGTCGTCCTCGGGGCAGATATCCACGTCCACGGTATCCGTGCACTTGTAGCCACCGACCGTGGTCCACACGTAGCTGGCGCAGGTGCCCTCGCCCGAGGTGTCCCAGACGATGCACGCGTTGGGGTCCGCATTGGGGAAGCACCACGTGAGGCACGGGCCCGTACCGGCGGCCGGGAACGGGACGCTGAGCAGCGGCGTGGGGTCGGTCCACGCCCACGGCGTGGCGGCCACCAGGACGAATTCGACCGTGACCAGGTCGCCGCCCGAGCAGGCCCCGTTGGCACACGGGCCGGACACCCCGCGGCTGACCTCGGTCGGGCCGGACACCAGCGCGGTGCGGCGGAACGTCCGCTTGTGGGCCGCGTCCAGCTGGGGCTGCGTGAGGACGGTGGACGGGCAGCAGTCGAACATCTCGAAGCAGTCGCCGTCGCACGCCCCACCGGCGCAGGCCGACAGCACCTCGCTCAGGTACTGCATCCCGTAGTCGGTGCCGCAGCAGCTCGTCCCGATCAGGACGCCCTGCACGGTCATGGTCCGCGGCTGGACGCGGGTCGGGCCGAAGACCCCGCCGCCGCCCACCGCGTTCGTCACGGCCCGCGTGCGGGGGTTGTCGTTGGTCCCGCTGACCGACGTCGGCATGAAGCCGAGGAACTCGGCCGAGACCGGAAGGTCGGCATCGAACCAGGGCGCTGGCTGCGCCGGGTCGTCCGGCGTGGTGTAGGCCGAGACCGGATTGCCGTCCGCGTCGGTCGCACCGAGGTTCGTGGGCGTCAGCGTGTCGCAGCTGCAGATGTTCGGGCCGGTGTCGAAGGGGCTGCCGACGTTCTTCAGGTACGCCGAGAGACGGACCATGTTCCACACTTCCAGCCCGTTGGCTGCGGCGTAGTCCTTCAGCATGCCTCTGGCGTCCCTTCGTCGGTGGCTGGTCCCATCGTACCGGCGGGGTACTGCTCGGGCGGCAGAGAGGCGGCCAGGGCTCACGGAAGGTGCTACCCGCCGTTGTTGCCCCGGCCGCTCTGGCCACAGGAAGGGCACGGCCAGGGTACCGCGCCCGGCTTCCCGCGTTACGTCCCGCGTTTCGCGGGAAGCCCGGGAAGGGCTGTCCTCGCAGGTCAGAGCGGGTGCGGCACTTCGGCTTCCCGCGTATCCCGACATTCGGTCCAAGACTTCGAGCTGAGCGGGGTATCAACTGCGTTGACGTGAACACCCCCAGTACGCGCAGTTATGTACCACGCATTGTATTAACCCTATACGGGTCATAGTCTTCCGGCCAAAGTCGGGAAACGCGGGAAGTCGATCTTCACACCAGGGCTGACCTGCGGAAACGGCCGTCCCGCGTTTACCGGGGAACGCGGGACGT